CCCGATGCTTGTGAAGGCTGTGCAGGAGTTGACGGCCCGTCTTGAGGCCGTGGAGGGCTGATGGAAGTTACTGCTGAGGAGGTTGTGCAGGTGGTCCGTGAACGGTTCCCGCTGCATTTCGAGATCGCTGTTCAGGCGGTGCAGATTGCGAAGTTGTCGCAGCCGCAGGAGGCTGCTGAGGAAGACTGATGGCTACGAACTACCCAGGATCGTTGGATACCGGCACGGAGCAGCCGTCGCCGTTGTCTACGACGGAGATGGACGATGCTGGGTTCGAGCATGATGTTGTCCATACGAATCATTCCGGCGCGATTATTGCGTTGGAAACGAAGGTTGGTACTGGGTCTTCGACTGCTGTTGCTGATTCGGTGTTGGCTGGAACGGGTTCAGGTACGTCTGGTTGGTCGACTGCTCCGTCGCTTGCTGGGTTGACGGTTGATACAAGCACGTTGCATGTGGATGCAACGAATGATCGGGTCGGTGTCGGCACTACGTCGCCTAGCAAAGCGCTGCACGTTAACGGAGGCACCGTCAACGCTGTGGCGTTGTTTGAGTCCACGGACGCTACCGTCTTAATTAATTTGCAAGACAGCGACAGCACAGACGCTAATCAGGTGTTTGTTAAAGGTTCTGGCAATGATCTTCGTCTTGGGGCTGGCGGTTCTGATCTGATCCATCTTGATGGTGCGGATCAGCGTGTCGGGATCGGTACGACCGTTCCCGAGAAGCAGCTTCATGTAGTGGGCGACGTTTTGTTTGAGGATGCATCGCCGTTGCTGGTTCTGCGTGACAGCAACAGCACTACCAACATCGCAGGCAACATCCAGTTCAAAGATCAGGCCGACACGTTGATCGGTCAGATTTTTATGGGTAGCTCGGACGATCTTCGGATTCAGTCGTCACAAGTTTTTTATGTGTCCGCTCAGGGCACTTACCGACTGCGTGTAGACAGCACAGGTTTGCGCCCGTATGCCGATAACACTTACGACTGCGGCACCGCAACCCTTCGCTGGGACGATGTGTTTGCCACAAACGGCACCATCCAAACATCCGACCAGCGAGACAAGACAAGCATCACTGACCTTGACCTCGGCCTAGATTTCATCAACGACCTGCGACCCGTTTCGTTTGTGTGGAACGACCGTGGCGGCTACACCGGCACCCGTGAACACATGGGCTTCATCGCACAAGAAGTTGCTTCGACGCTGGGCGACCAGGCTTCTGACCGTGCGGTGTGGATCAACTCGCCAGCCGAGTCCGTCAAGATGGAAGACGGCACTTTCGAGGATATTCCTGATCGTCAGGGTATTCGTTACGAAGAGTTGATTGCTCCGTTGGTGAAGGCTGTGCAGCAGTTGTCGGCTCGGGTTGCTGCGCTAGAGGCGGCATAGCCCCATGACCGCATACCGGTCAACAAATACTTACCGTCAAGACCTCCTCAGGTACGACGGCGGCGTCAACGTCACCGTCGCCCCTGCCGCAGTTACCGGGTCTGCGACGCTCGGGGCGACGGTTTCGATCAGCAGCACGGTTGCGCCTGCTGCTATTGCGGGTTCGGCTGCGGTTGATGCGACTGCAAGCGGCACAGCCAATGTTGCTCCCGCTGCTGTTGTCGGGTCGGCTGCTGTTGCGGCTACCGGCAGCGGAACGGCGACGGTTGCGCCTGCGGCTGTTGCCGGTTCGGGCGCTGTTGATGCGTCTGCTTCGGGCACGGCTGTTGCTGCGCCTGCTGCTGTTGGCGGTACGGCTACGATCCCGCTGCCGACGGTCATCGTTGACGGCGAGGCGTTCCCGTCGGCTATCAGCGGCGCAGCCACGATCCCGACGCCGACTGTCGTGGTTAATGGCGATACTGCTCCTGCTGCGATTGCAGGGTCGGCGTCGTTGGGGGCTACGGCTTCGGGGGATGCGAACGTGACGGTGAGCGTGTCGCCTACGACTTCGATTCCGGGCGCTGACGCTGTAATCACCGAGACGTACTTCCAGTATTTCAACCCTGCCGGTCCGACGAGTAAACCGAACCGCACGTCGAAGAAGTGGGGCCAGTTGCATGTTGCTGTCCATCCGGGTTCTGGCACCGAGTTGACGGTCATTAAGAAGGACGGCGTTTACACGGCTTATGTGATCCCGACTGTTGATGACATTGTGACGGCAGATCAGGTGTTCCAGGGTGGTCGTGTCAATACGGTGACGGCGAACGATAAGGACGCTATTGAAGCTGCCGGTATTGGCGGCGAGTTCGTGTTGATTGGTTGATTCTGGACCAACGCTTTATTGGCGTTTAGAATACAGGCATCCCCAGGTGGGGAACCTTTAGCGACAGGTGAAAGAGCGCATGGATACTCCCGAAACTTTCGTCAAATGCGACGGCTGCAAGACTGATACTTGCGGAACGTATTGGCCTGATGATGACCGGCATATGCCTGGAAAGTTCAGGGGGTGCTTCGCTCAGAAGTCTCGTTCGGTGGGGATTGAGTCGGCGGGCACTTGGGCGATTAACGCTGCCGACAAAGTGATGGACGCAGACAATAACGCTTACCGGCGACTCCGTAAGGATGGCGTGCAGCCCGAGACGGTAACTGGTGCAGCAAAACTTGAGGCGACGCTGAAATGACAACGGTTTCTGCTCTTATTAACCAGACCCGCAACGACTATCTGCGGACGGGTCAACCTGAGGTTCGCAACAAGCTAAACGGGGCGATCAGCGACAGCGCTGAGACGTTGACGTTTAGTCGTCCGTTGAACGCTTTGTCTACGGGTTCGCGCATTTCGATTGGCCTTGAGGACATGCATGTCTGGTCGGTTGACGGTGCAGCTTTGACTGCTGACGTTGACCGTGGCGAGTACGGCACGACTGCTGCTGCTGCCGGTGACAAGGCGGTGGTGCTGGTCAACCCTCGTTATTCGGATTCGCAGATTCTTCGTGCGTTGAACAGCGCCGTGTCGATGCTGGCGAGCGAGGGGCTGTTTGCTGTTTCGACTGTTGAGGTGACGTACAACTCAACGGTCAACGGCTACGACCTTGCTTCGTCTACGAACGTGCTGGGTCTTGTTGACGTGTTGTGGGAGTCCACAACTGATGCCCGCAAGCAATGGTCTCGTTTGCCGAACGTGCGTCTGATCCGCAACACGAACACCGACGATTTCGCTTCGGGTACTGCGATTGCGGTTGATCGTGGCATCCCGAACGGTTGCACGATCCGGGCGACGTACAAGCACGAGTTGAGTGCAGGCTTGTCAAGTTTGGATGACGTGTTTGAGACGGTTACGGGACTTGAATCAGACGCTGCCGATCTGCTGTGCATTGCGGCTGCTTTGCATCTGACTGCTGGTAAGGAAATCACGTTGAACGAGGTGGACGCTGCTCGTCCTCGTCGTGGTTCTGAGACTCCTCCTGGCACGTTCTCGCAGGCTGATTCCAACCTGCGGACTCTGTATCGGGATCGTGTCCGTGCGGAGCGTCGCCGGTTGAACGATAAGCACGGCAGCTTCCGTGTGCGGGAGTACGCCATCTAATGCCGACTCTTCCGCTTACGCTCCCGTCGGTGATGTTCACCGGTACTGCCGGTGGTTTGAGCGCTGACGTACCGGGACGTTTCGACATCGCTATTGGCGGTCGTGGCTACTTCATTGACTGGGAGCAGCGTGAGGGCTACCAGTTCCGGACGGTGCCGCTGCTGCGTCAGCAGTCAGACACGGGCGACACGGTAGGCGCACAGTCAATCAACCCTGAGGGTTTGTGGCGACGGTCCGTTGAAGAGTGGTTTATTGGTGCGGGCCAGACGGATTACGACCGGCCCTCGTCTGACAGCGCACGGTTCCGTTCGTCTAAGGGTGTTGACGTTTGGACTCGGGGCAGGTTGTCGCTGCTGCCAGACACGGCAGAGAGCTTGTCGTCGTCTAACACGAATCTAAAGGTGTTGGCTGCAGGCGGTCGGCTGTATGTGGCTGACGGGCAGACGGCACGGTTTACGACCGATCCGTATGCTGCGTCTCCGTCGTACACGGCGGTGACGGGCACGGCAGCAGCAGACATTACGGCTCTGGCTTCGACTGGCTATCACGTCATGATCGCTCAGGGGGCGAGCGGCATCTACCTGACGGACACGGGTAGTACGTCGGCGGCGTCGTGGATCACCGGCGACATTACCGACGTTGCGTATGTCAAGAACCGGGTGATGGCAAGTCACGGCGTTGACCTGTACGAGATTGACCACACAAATCTGTTCTCAGGTTCGCACGCCAAACCGTCTGCGTTGTATTCGCATGAGGACACGAGTTGGACGTGGGTCGGGTTTGCTGAGGGCACGAACCACATTTACGCTGCCGGTTACTCGGGCGACAAGAGCGAAATCTTCCGGATGACGCTTCAGGCGGACGGTACGGCGCTGACTGCACCGAGTGTCGCTGGCCGGTTGCCTGACGGTGAGATCGTGTCGGGCGTGTATGGCTACCTCGGGTTCCTGCTGATCGGGTCCAACAAGGGTTTCCGACTGGCGGTGCAGGACACGAACGGCAACTTGACGCTAGGCGCCTTGGTGGAGACCGGTTCGACGGTGCGGGCGTTTGAGGGTCAGGGACAGTACGTCTGGTTCACTTGGGAAGCCTACGACTCTACGTCGTCAGGGCTTGGACGTATGGACTTGGCGAACCTGTCGGACCGCAACGCTCTCGTCCCCGCATACGCATCCGACCTGATGGCGACCTCGCAGGCCAATGTTGATTCGGTGGCGACGTTTGACGACAAGCGTGTGTTTACCGTGTCGGGCGATGGTTTCTACGCCCAAGACACCGACCTTGTGGCAGAAGGTTCGCTGGATTCGGGTCTTATCAACTACGGGCTGGCGGAACGCAAGACGGCAGTCAATTTCAAGCTGAACGGCGACTTTGCTGACGGCGGCACCATCACGGTGATGCTTGCTGCTAACGAGGGGGCGTTCGATTCGTTGGGTGCGGCTACGTCGGCAAACGACACGTCGTTCTCTGCGAACGAAACGACCGGCACCCGGCATGAGGTTCGTGTCAAGCTCGCCCGGTCCGGCACGGACAACACGAAGGGTCCGAAGCTGTTGTCGTGGACGCTTCAGGCTTACCCGAGGTCGCAGGGTTCGCAGATCGTTGTGATTCCGATTCTGCTGCGGTCTGTCATAGACGTGCCCTATCGTGAGCCTGAGCGGGTTGATATTGTCGAAGAGCGAGATGCGTTGGATTCTTTGTGGCGGCAGCGCACGTTGACGACGTTCCAAGAAGGGTCTCGGTCTCACGTCGGGATCATTGAGGATTTGATTTGGACGGCTGAGTCGCCGTCTGACCTGCAAGACGACTTTGGTCAAGCACAAGGAACCGTGACGGTACGGTTCAAGATTATTGAAGGGGCCTACTGATGGCTGCGATTGACATTGACGGCGGCGTTCCGTCCACCACTCTGAACGGTGCCATCACGTCGGGTGCCACCAGCATTACCGTGGCGGACGGTTCGTCCTACCCGGACGGCACCAACGGCAACTTTTACATTGTCATTGACTTGGGTGCTGCCGCTGAGGAAACGATTGAGTGTTCGGCGCGGTCTAGCAACACGTTTACTGTTGCGACTCGTGGCGCTGACGGCACGTCTGCGGCGTCGCACGACAACGGTGCGACGGTGCAGCATGTTGTTCCTGCGTTGACGTTGCAGGAGGCGAACACGCACGCCAACCAGACGACCGGCACTCCGCACGGGTCGGCGTATGTCACCCCGTCGGGGAACGTGGCGACTGCGACTGCGTTGGAAACGGGTCGCACGATTGTTCTGAGCGGCGACGTTTCGGGCACGTCCGGTTCGTTTGACGGCACGGCGAACGCCACGATCACGACGACGATTGCGGACGATTCGCACAATCACGCCGACGCAACGATTACCGGCACGTTGTCGAACGACACGACTGGTAACGCTGCGACGGCGACTGCGTTGG